CAAATTAAATTTGAGTTTTATGAAAGTTATCCTGATGAGGACTAGTTTAGTATATCTCTCAACTTACCAATAATAGTCATTCCTAATACAATTGGATCTGTATTTGTTTCTAACTTAGAAGAATAATCTGCGATTATATAATTACACTCAAATAGTTTATCAACATTTTTACCCTGCTCCATAGACCATTGAATAAATGGAGATCCTAATACTTTAATCATTCCATCTATTTTTTCCGCTCCAAACATATTCATTAAGAAGTGATATATCTCATCATAAGTCATTGATGTATCATAGATAGTTTTATATAAATCTAACCGAACTTTATTAGAAACATTTGATGATGATGTTGATTCTCCAGTTTTTATGTGTGTTTCAACATCAACCATTATTTCCCTGAAATCTGGAAATTTCTTATTGATAATAGTAACCAAACTTTCTTTTGGGATTTCTTCTTCCTCTTTTGGTAAGATTGTATTGGTTATCCTTTTGTATATCTCTTGTTTAAGATATTTTTCTTCTTCTAAATTTTCACAATCAAAATTTATACGAGGTATTCTTGATTTAATACCACCATCAATCTTATTTAGATGGTTTGTTGTTATTATAAATCTAACAGTTTTACTATATTTCTCTATGAATGCTTTAAAGGCATCTTGGAATTGAGCTGAAACTCTTTCGAATTCATCTAAGAATATGTATTTATATTCTGATTCTGTTTCCATCATTGGTGAAAACTTACAAAAATCTTCAATTTCACTTCTAAGAATATCAATTGATGTGTAAAGTGAACTGTTTATTTCTAAGAATGGTTTATCCTTTGTGTATTTACCAACCAATATTCTAGCCAAACTAGTTTTACCCGTTCCGTAATTTCCATGAAAAATATAATTCCCATCTATTCCATTTTCAAAATGTTTCCTGATTCTGGGTAGTAAGATTACATCATCCATAGTCTTTGGACGCCACTTTTCCCATAATAATAATTTATTTACGCTCATATCATGTATATTGATATTTTATAATAAGTTTTGGAGAAGATTTACTTTTTATATATACATCTATGATAGGTGAAAGATTTAATATGGAGGATGTTTTCTTCCGAGATTTAACAGTTTGTGTATTGGATACCTTAGAAGGTCAAATACGTTGGATTAACAGATTTTCATCGGGTGATGTTCATGTGGAAGTACCTTTTTATTACTCATTAACGGGTGATGAGAGGTTTTTATTAGATACATTTCAAGATGATGTAGTTTCTGAAAATAGATTTGTTGAGTTAAACACTGATATTATACCAAGGGGTCATATAACTATGACTGGTTTTAATATAAATTCTGATGAGTTTTCTAATCCAAATGTTTGGTTGAGAATGGTTGTTGAGAATGAGGTTGAGATAAGAAAGATTTTAGCTAAAGTTAGAGCGGTTCCTATTACAGTTAATTATGACTTGGAAATATTACTTTCTAGTGAGGTTGATACATTCAAATGTAGTCAAGCTATAATGGATACTTTGTGGTTATATAAGTTCATGTATTTTGAGCATAACTTTATGAATATAGATGCTGTTATATTGATGCCTGATGGTAATTCAATTGAGATGGCTCGTGAAAAGAATATGTCTTCTGATAATAGTATTAAAATGAAGGTATCATTTGAGGTACAAACATATTATCCCGCTTTTAGAAAAGATAGAGTTACTGATACCGGATATCCTAGAACTTATGGTGATGGTATGACAGATTTGAATGGTCATTCGGTAAATGGTGGATTTTCAGAGGGATTCAACTCACCATATGATTATATAGGTGGTCAAGATCCAAATATTAATCCAGGTGATCCTGGATATGGTCAAACTGGTAGTTTCCATAGTAGCCAATCAACTGTTGGTGGTGCCAATTTCGGAGCAGATGATTATTATCAAGTTTCACCAAAGAGAACTCGATGGTTCAATAATATATTAAAAGCTAGACAAAAATCATCTATACCGATAAACAACCCAAATTCACAAGATCCAAATAACGGAAATGACGGAAATGTAGGTAATTAAAAGAATAAACGAAAATGGTAAAAAATGACTTTTTACTATTAATATATAATATAAGTTTGAAAAAAAAATAATATTTTAAAGTATGAAGAATCTTAAACTCGAATTGTTTAACTTCAAGAAAAATCTTTCACTTGATCAAGAGGATGTTGCAATTATTATAGAAGGGCATATGAATGCTTGTAATGAGCACGCTGAGAAAGCTATTATAAATTCTCTTAATGAGAAGTTAAAAGCTTATACGTATGATGGTAGTGTGAAAGGTCTGTTAGAGAGTTTAAACGATGATATGTCGAACCATGAACTAATTTATGAGTTAAAAAGCTTATATAATGTTCTTAACACAAAAAATCAAGGAGAGCTTTATAGACAACCTATTAATGTTCTTCTACAAACAATTAACTTAGAATCTGATCAAGATAGAATGTCAAAGGTTTTGAATGAATTAGCTATTTATGACTGGGTTCCAGAAATAAAAGTTTTTGTTCATAACTTAACAAAGTCACCAGAGCAAAGAACTAACTTATTAAGTGGTGGTTCGGGTGAATCAGTATTCACTATTGTTGAGGCTGTTGAAGATGGTCATGTTGCTTTAATTAAAGATTCTTGGTTCTTACTTACAGAAAATGTTATTGAAAAAACTCTTTTAGAAAATCACGTTAAAAATGAAGAAGATTTAAAAAGCCTTAGAATGATCGAATCAGCTATGAAGTTTGCTACTATAAACGAAGATAGAGTTAATTTTAGAGTATCTGAATATTTAACAATCGGTCTTTCGGTTGGTAAAAAAGGTGGTATCTTTATTAATGATGATGAATTAAACGAAGAAACTACATTAGAAAGTCTTTTCTCATCTCCAATTGTTCCTATCGTGAACAAAAACTTTTATCCAATTTTACTTGAGGTATCTCAGAATATGGATAAGTTTGTTGAATTGGATGTTGTTAAAAAGATTAATAACTTAATTAACCCTTACTTAGAATGTTTCGCATTCAATTATAAGAATACTACATTCTTATATAGATGTGATGAAAGATATGGTAATTCATTCTTTAAATATGAATCAGCTATTGAATTAGTTAATGAAGTAAGAAATGAACTTAATTATGACTTAACTTATTTTTATGAAAATAAATTAGATAGTGAGTTAATCGTTAAGAGAAAACTTGAAGATAAAGAAAGAGAAATCACTCTTAAATTAGAGGATGTAAATTTCAATATTGAAAAAGTTAAAGGTTCTATCCAAATGATTGGTGAATCAGAAGTTTTATCAACAGCTCTTGCTAACCTTGAGAAAAGAAAAACAAATCTTGATGGTGAATTATTGGGTGTTAAAGAACTTCAATACAAAGAAGTAACTAAACTTTAATAAAAATTTTATAATAAAAAAATCCTCAAAGAAATTTGAGGATTTTTTGTTTGTTTAAACTTTTCATGATTTATGTCTATAACATGAAAGCATGAAAGAACTGAGGTTCTATAAAAAATAAATGCTAAACTATGTACTTAAATAATAAAGATCTTTATGTAGAGATTATCGTATCAAAAGCCCAGGGAAGATTAACAAGACCAGCTGAGAAAATGTTAGAGCTCCTAGCAAAGAAAACAATCAAAAAAATGAGATATTATTCAAATGATGATAAGATGGATTGTTATCAAAGTGGATTACTTGATATGTTCCAGAATTGGTTCAATTTTAATGAAGAAAAGTCGGTTAATGCCTTCGCTTACTTCACTGAGGTCTTCAAGAGAGGTATTGCAAAGGGATATAACGAACTCTATAAGAAAAAGGGTGATAACGAACATAAAATAAAATTAATCTCAATAGAGGGTTCTAATGATGGACAAGGAATACATTCACTTTAATGATACAAACATTCACTTATAATTTAGTTTCTGATCCTGGATTCAAGACATCTACAATAACATCGGTTGTTGATTATCCTAGAAATCAAATAAGAAAACGTAAAATAAATAAGATACTAAAAAACCCACTCAAATAAATGAGTGGGTTTTTTTATAAATTTTAGTTATATTTATACCGAAACTGATACTTCGCTAAATACTGTTTCTAACATTCTTTCAGTGACTTGGTATGGGTCACAATTTGAAGCTGGTCTTCTATCCTCAAAATAACCTTTCTTATCAACAATTGATTGTGCTGGTATTCTGATACTTGTGTCTCTTGTGCTATATCCGTGTGTGAATTCGTGAATTGTTGATGTTTCATGCTCACCAGTCATTCTTTTATCATTCTCTAGTCCATATACTAACATATGTTCTTTGTGAGTTTCTTTTAATTTCATAACAGCCTCATCTATTAATGATAATCCACCTTCTTCTCTCATTTCCTTTGTTGAGAAATTAACATGACATCCTGACCCGTTCCAATCACCACTCATAGGTTTTGGGTGTAGTGATACAATAACATTATATTTTTCAGCAACTCTTTCTAACAAGTATCTAGATACCCACATTTGATCACATCCATTTAGTGGTGTTACGGGTCCAATTTGATATTCCCATTGACCTAACATAACTTCTGCGTTTATTCCCGATATATCTAATCCAATCTCCATACACATATTCATATGTTCTTCGACTATATCTCTACCAATAACACTATCAGAACCTATCCCACAATAATAATCTCCTTGTTCTCTTGGCTCCCCTTTTTCGAATCCTAGTGGTAAAGCTCCGTTTAACCCAAATGGATTTCTATCTTTTCTTGTTAATGTATATTCTTGTTCCCATCCGAACCAAGGTAATTCATCCTTATTTAGTGATTCATCTATACTTAATTCTTTTACTTTTTGTTCGAGTGTACTTCTGTGATTGCTTTCGTGATTACTACCATCTGGGTTTAATACCTCACAAAATACTAATTTGTTTTTACCACCTCTGAGTGGGTCATTTGTTATAAAAACTGGGTTTAGTAAGCAATCTGTATTCTTACCCTTTCCTGCTTCTGCTTGTTTTGTTGAGCTTCCATCGAATGACCAAGTAGAGTAGTCTTCTTTTTCGAAGGAATCTTTCATTTTAATTACTTTAGTTTTACTTCTTAGTCGTTGAGGATTTGACCCATCTAACCAGATATATTCCAATTTAAGATTTTGCATTTGCATAAAAATAGTTTTGTTTTTCTTTTTTACTATTTTTTTAAACTTTGTTTACTTATTTACATAAAAAACACGTATTAAAATTTAATTATGAACAAAGTTATTTTACAACTCTGGGAAGAATCCGAGAGAGGTTGGGGTACTAGACCCGATGGTTGTTCGATACATATCGACTTAGACCAACATAAAAAATATATCACCGAATCATATAAAGATAGAGGTGATGATGTACCAGATACTTATGAAAGGGTGGTTGGTGATGCTATCGAAGCTTTTGTTGATGATAGATTATTGTTTATAATAGAAAAAGAGAAAAGTGTTAGATTATTTGAGAATGAATTGAATAATCTTATAAACATGGAAGAAATTATAGTAAAGCGTGATTAATATATTCTACATATCGTCTTTTGTATTCATTCTTATGAATGTTTATTATGTTTTTAAGAAAAATCAATTAGATAAGCGTTTCAAGGAAAGAGATATAATGGGTATTTCTAAAATGGATTTGGTATATTATTTCACCAAAGTATTATATTGGATTTGGATACCAATTGGGTTATTCTCGAACCAATCAGAAATTTTTTGGGTTTTGTTTGTATTAGGTTTTTTGAAATTTCCTATTTATCACTTAAATAAGAATATTTTTAGAATCTATAATGATGTATATCCTATTTTGTGTATATCAGCACTGATTACTATTTTTGTTTATTGGTTAACTTAAACGCTAAACATCTTTAGGTGATCTTCTGTTATAATAATAAACTCATAACCTTTTTTATTACACCAATTTATCATAGTTTCCCATTTATTCTTATTCTTATAAGCCATTTTTAAGTCATACTCGAAGTTTTTTAACTTCTTAGTTCCCTTTTCTGGTACACTTAGCTTACCCTCATTAAGAGCAATCACCATATTATATTCCTTTTTTGGTTTAACTTCAACAACAACCTGTTTCAAAACACCATCTGGTGTTCTCATCTCGTAATAAAAATCAACATAGTAGGTATGTTTTTTAACTTTAGCATCGCCATTTTCAAAATGTGTCATTTGATAGGGTATGTTTAGACACTCAGCTCCCCATTTTGTTACTTGTTCGTTCATATCTAACCAAAACATAATCTTCTTTTCCCAAGAACTTCTATAATAAAGTCCACGTTCAGCATTTAACTTAATTACTTTGTCTTTGTTTTTAGGTATAAAATTACCCCCGTGATATTTTGAATTATTTGGTTTAGAGTTTAACATTATGATTATTACTTTTTTTTATATATAAAAGAAAAAGTTTTCTATGGCTGAATTGGCAGAAAGAGTTAAAATAAATCTACTAGTTAATGGGAATGGTATTCCTGACAACTTTAAAAATAATTCTTTATACTTTTATAATAAGTATCAAGAATCATCAAAGGAAATTTTAAGTGTTTCTGTCAGTGATATACAACCTGGTGGGTTTTATAACTTTCATTACCTAGATACTTCTAGTTGGATGCAATTTTCTCCAGTTTTTGTTTCTGATTTTAAGAAATTTTCAAATAAGATCATTATATTTGCTATCAACTTTAACTTTATCCCTATCGAAGTTAGAACATTATTATTTGATCAATATATTAGTGAGCAAGATTTCGAAAACGATGCTTTATTGAAAGTTGATTATAAGGGTGTTTATGATAAATTAAGGGATTTGGGATTTGAATATGCTATGGTAGAGTATGATGTTTCTAGAATTAAATTAGTACATAAGATACAGTTAGATTTATTACCTAGATTTTTATACTCACAACATCCTAAGAATGTTTATGACCCAAAAAAGTTAATAGAGATATGGGATGCTAAGATATCTAAGAGAGATGATAGACATAAAGAGATGATGATGGCTAGTATTGATGAATTCTTTGATATAAATAGTGAAATATCAGAAAAATATGGTGTTCTTAGAAATCACGTTTCTAGAATACGGAATAATATGAAAAAGTTTGGACCAGGTGGTTCAAACTCATGGACTTAAAAAAATAAAATATGTTAAAATTTTTCAAAAAACAAAAAGAAGTGTTTGAGGGTATTGATGATACAAAACCTAGAGGTGTTAAATATACGATAGAAAGATTGAGTGAATCTGAATTTGTTTCTATTCAAAAACAAAAGGATAGTATGAAAAAACACATTATTGATAAAGTTGATAAAATGGTTTTACAAGAAATATCTGATAGATTGTATGGTCCTCAATCTGAGGATTATGTTAAAGCATTATTAGAGTTGAATAAATCATTTAAACCAAGAGCTGGTAAATCATTCCATGATTTTTATGAACCTGGTATATCGGATAATGTAAGGGAAAACCAGAAAAAAATAAATGAATCAATAAAACACGAGTCTTAACCTTGCTTTTTTTATAGTTCATTAACTTTATCTTTAAATCTCCATATGTATCCAGAAGATGTATAATTATAATTATTATTATTTTTAAAGCAACAATTTGATATTGAGGTTCTTTTTATTCCAGATTTTTCAGATGATTGTCTTATAGATTCATATTCCATTATGAGATTTCCGTCAATATCATATTGTAACACAATTCTATTCTTTATCCTAAGTGATTTAGGTTTATCTAAGTTAATTTTTTTTGGATTTTTATCTCTAAACTTCCATATATAGAATCCGGCATGTTTTAATATACCATTACAGTTTTTACTTATATTTGGTGTTGGTATACCACTTTCTCTGGATGCTTCGTTTAGTGATTTATATTCTTTTATGAAATTACCATCAATATCATATTGTAAAACACTATTTGATATTTTTTTAATATACTCTGAATTATTTTTAGGTGTCCCTCCACCACCTTTACGTTGATTACACTTTGGTTTGATCTTATCAATCCAATATATTTCCCTCTCTTCCCAATTATCAGAGTTACAAACCTCTATTATATCTAGTATTGGTTTTTCATTAGATTTAATCAACTTTCTAATCCAATTGGTTTTTTTTGTTTTTATATCCCTTTTAGCATCATATAAATGATTATAATATCTAACTTTTGGGTTATTACTCTTACCTATATATTTTATATCATTTGATATTGGGTCAGTTAGACTATAAATATAAATTTTGATCATATCGTATATATAAATTAATTAATCTGTTTATTATTATATTTTGCCACTTTAGGGGATGATGTGATTAATATATATACAAAAAGTATTAATTTTTTATGAGTAGTTATAACAACTTTAACGGAGCATCAGGAACAGACTCAAATTTCGCATATACTAATTCAGCCGTTGAGAATAAAGGACTTTTTAGTCGTATTCTTAGAAACCTTTCGAATTATGGTATGAATTATGATGATATGATAATCAGAAACCAAGTAGGTATTGGTATTAATGAGGATCCATATTCAGCTAGAGGTAATTCAATGTATGATTTCTTTAGTCAGAGAGCCGTAGCTTCTGTTTTGAATAGAAAGTCAATCCCTTATTTAGATAAAGCGTATGGTGATAAGAGAAGAATTCTAAGAGAATATTCTATTAAAGATGAAATAAGAGATTTTTTGAGTACAATAGCAGATGAATCAATCGTTTTTAATGATGATTCTGATTTCTGTTCACCTAAAGCATTATCAAATGAATACCCCCAGGAAGTAAGAGATAAATATCAGGAGTATTTTGAGAAAATATACAATAAGTATGGATTCTCTGATAGTATAACTGCTTGGGATATGATGAGAGATTTTCTTATCGATGGGTATATAGCTATTGAGATTATATATGATGATAAGAAAAAGAATATTGTTGGTTTTAATAGAATGAGACCAGAAACTTTAGTACCGGCTTATGAGCCAGCTATTGGACACCTATGGATACAGTTCCCAGAGGATCCACAATTGAGAAGAATATTTTTAGATTCTCAAATAGTTTATATATCATATTCAACACAGAATGATTATTCAGAGACTTCTTATGTTGAAGGTTTGATAAAGCCATATAACCAATTAAAGATATTAGAGCAAACTAGAATAATGTTTAACGTTATAAATGCTACTGTTTATCAAAAGTTTACGATTCCTATTAAGGGTTTATCTAGACAAAGAGCAGAAGAACAAATAGGTCAGTTGATACATGATTATTCAGAGGAAGTTGAATGGGATGATAGTTTAGGTACACTTACTATAAATGGTGCTAAACACTTAAATTATAATAAACAAATATGGTTTCCTGAGGGAGACGCTGGTACACCGAATATGGAAATGGTTTCACCAGAGGGTCATGATCTTAATGATGAAACTATGTTGTCTTGGTTCTATAAAGGTCTTAAAAGAGCTTCTAAGATACCTATAACTCGATTTGAAGGAGAGAACGGTGGGGGAAATCTTTTTAGTGATGCTTCTGAGATGACTAGAGATGAAATTAAATTCCATAACTTCATTAGTAGATTAAGAGCAAACTTTAAAGAACTTATTGTTAAGCCACTTAAATTACAGATGTTAATCGAGTTCCCTGAATTAACAGAGGATGAAGTATTTACTAATAGAGTCGATATTGATTTCTATACTAATCAAATTTTCGAAGATTGGAAGAAAATAAACAACTTGGCTAAGAAATCAGAAATAGTTGGAACATTGTTAAGTGTTATGAGAACGGATGATAAACCTTATTTCCATATTGAGTGGATAATGGATAATATATTTAAACTTACTCCAGAAGAGAAAGCTGAGAATGAGAGATATTGGGCACGTGACGCTAGTGCTGGTGATGCTTCTGGTGAAGAAGGTGGAGAAGGCGGAGGAGACTTCGGTGGAGAAGGCGGAGAAGGCGGTGGAGACTTCGGTGAATCTGGTGGTGAACTTAGTGATGTTGGCGGTGGAGACGAAGGCGGTGGAGACGAAGGCGGTGGAGACATTGGTGGTGATGTCGGTGGTGGGGACACTGGTGGTGGAGACGAAGGTGGTGGAGAATTCGAATTCTAAAAGATATTTAAAAAAGAAAACCTCTTAAAATTATTAAGAGGTTTTTTTATGCTATGTTTTTTGTGTCGGGTATTTCAAAGTAAAATTGTGTTACGCTATTATCAAAGGGTAGTCTCAATTGTTTAGCTATAATTGGACAATTTGATTCCAATAGACATTTTAGTTCTTTTCCTGATGTGTTATCTAGAATTTTAACTTCTATTTTTAATTCATCCACTTTATTATCCTTTATTATAAAAGACATTGCCCTTACGAAAAATGCTATACTTTTTAATGATATGTCATGATCTTTTGGCTTACCCAAGCTACCGTATATTGGTGTGTTTATATTTGATATTTCTGTTACATCAAATCCGATTCTTTTACCCTCGTTTAATAAAACGTTAAGTTTTATCTCTCGTTTGTATTGTGTCCATTGTGGAAATTTAGCCAATAGCCTATCATAGTGAGTAACTCAACATCATTTTCTAAAATAACATCATATTCTAGTAAATCACTCATTACATTTTAATGAAATCTATTTGTTTCTTATCTAAATCAACACCATTAACTATTATAGTTATATCATCACCCAATCTTATTCTATCTCCAACGTCATTAAAAATTTGATAATTGTCTGTATCTATGTGATAGTTACCTTCCAAAGATTGATATCTTATCATACCCTCACATTTACTTTCTTTTAATTCAACATATAAACCCCAGTCAGTTACACCAGAAACTATACCATCAAAGACTTTACCAATTTTATCTTGTAAATATTCGGCTTGTTTGTATTTAATAGAATCTCTTTGTGCTCTTGATGCTATTAATTCTCTACTTGAGCACCATTTAGCTTCATCTTCGACTTTAGTTGGATTTCCTTGTTTCTTATTTTCTAAGAAATCAAGTAACATTCTATGTGTCATTAAATCAGGATATCTACGTATAGGACTTGTGAAGTGTGAATAGTGTGTAAATCCTAATCCATAGTGTCCTATGTTTTGTATTGTGTATGTTGCTTTAGACATACATCTTGTAACAACTGTACTTAACATATTTTCTTCTGGTGTTCCTTTAACATCCTTTAATAGTTGGTTTATAGACTTTTTAAGTTCTTCTCCTTCGCCTTCTGCTTTGAATTCGTGACCGAAAGTCTTACAAACATTAGCCAGTGCTGTTAATTTATCCATGTTAGGAGTATCGTGTACTCTAAATACGTTAGTTCTTGAATTACTTGATAGTAGTTTAGCAACAGATTTATTAGCTAATAACATAAATTCTTCAATTAGTTTATTTGCTTCTTTTTGTTCTTTGAAATAAACACCAATTGGTTTTTTATTATCTTCTGCTAATTTGAATCGAACTTCAATACCACCCATTTCTAATGATCCGTCTTTAATTCTTTTCTTTCTTATTTTCTTAGCTAGTGTATTAAGATGATTAACCATTAATGGATAAACTCTATCTTCTCCTTTATATTTATCATCATTACCCTCGATTATCTCTTGAGCATCTTCATAAGCAAATCTCATATCAGAGTGAATGACTGTTTTACCATGCCATTCTTTAACTATTTTCCCATCAGAATCCATAGTGAATACTACTGAGAAAGCTAATCTATCTTCATTAGGTTTTAACGAACATATTCCATTACTTAATCTCTCTGGTAACATTGGTACACATCTATCAACTAGATATACTGATGTTGCTCTTTCATAAGCTTCATCATCTAATTTACTACCTGGTTTAACATAATATCCAACATCAGCGATGTGTACTCCTATTTCGAATCTATTATCATTTATTACTTTAAGTGATAGTGCATCATCAAAATCACGAGCATCTACTGGGTCAATTGTTATTGTTGTCACATCCCTCATATCTCTACGAGACTTTATCTCCTTTTCTGTTATTACTTCTGGAACAAGTTCTGATTCATTTATAACATCTTGTGTGAAATCAACTGGTAATCCATATTCATACATTATTGAATTCATCTCAGCGTTATTATCACCAACATCACCCAATATCTTAGTTATCTTAGCTTGTGGTGATTTACTATCTTCCCACTTTGTTAATTCAACAATAACCTTTTGGTTATCTTCCGCTTTTAACCCACCTTTAATATAGAAATCAACTGGTATTCTTCTACTGTCAGGTATGACGAATGTTAATTTACCATTAATGTGTACTCTACCAACGAATTCTTTCTTATTTCTGGTGATTACATCAACTACTTTAGCTTCTAATTTCTTTTCACCCTTGAATACTTCTACTGTTACCTTATCTAAGTGTAAAGCATTTTTAGTATTTTTCTTGAAAATGAAAATTGATTTATCGTCTATTGTGATTGTTGCGTGTCTGTTTGTTGAGAACTCGATAGTACCTTCGTACCGTTCTCCTGCTTTTATATTATTATTCATATTCCTTTTATTAGGAAATATCGTTTTGTTTATTATCTCGCTTGGATATGTTATCAACACCGTACTTATCTATTAGTGTTTTTTTCATCTTGTTCAATACCTTATTGTTCTGTATTGGATAATCAACACCATAATTTTCTCTTAGAGATTTTTTTCTTTTTGATTCTGAACATTTTCTACAAAAGTATTCTCCCCATTTATTATCATACTTAACATAGTTCTTAAAGATTACATCCTTTTCGATTCCACATTTGTCACACTTACACTTTATCTTATAGTGTGATCCTTTAGATAGTAATTCAACAGGTATTATTAATAACTCACCTATTGTAACATCACTATATCCTAAATTCTCATAGTATGAATAGTTTGCTTCGTTTATTTTAACTTTTATCTCCCTAGTTATGATCATAAAAAACCTCTAAATTTCAATTATTTATTAAAAATAGGTTCCTCTCTTCACATTCTTACCAAACCTTCTTCAATAAAAGATTCTAGTCGGTCTATAAAAAATCCACCTTTCTAAAAATGTGATTTAACATCATCAATATATACTATGAACTGCAAAAAATAATTATTTTAAACATGAAACCGGTTTTAATAGTAGAAAATTCACAAAACCAACTTATTAGGGAAAGTAATGGAACTAATAAGGGGTACACATTAGGTGGTACATTCACCGAATTCGGTGTCAAGAACAGAAATGAACGTATTTATTCGGCTGATAAATTTTTACCAGCATTAAATGAGATGAATGAACGTATAAGTGGCTTAGGAGCTGTTTATGGTGAATTCGATCATCCAGACGTTTTTGACACATCACTCTCAAGAGCTTCACATATTATCACGAAGGCAAATTATGTCCAAGAGAAAAATACAGTAGAAGGTGAGATTAAATTACTAAGTACATATTGGGGTAAAGAAGCAAAAGCATTAGTCGATGACGGATGTCCTGTATTCGTATCTTCAAGAGCTGCTGGTATTACTGAATCAGATGGTTCAGTTTCCCTGAAAAAATTATTTACATATGACATTGTTGCTGACCCAGGATTTGCGTCAGCTAAAATGGATGTTAGAGTACTTAATGAGTCATTGGGTTATAATGATGCGAAATCTAACTTTAGGATATATGAAATGTCTGACGAGTCAAAAATAAATGAGTTATTCAATATGAACAAGAATGAGTTTGTAACAAAAAAACAATTGACTGACTACTCTAACTACTTAGTTAACGAATTAGCGACAACTAAGAGAACAGTTAATACAGCCATTACAAAGGGTAATATAGAACCTAAGAAGATGGAACAATTATTAGAGTACTACGAAGAGTTAAATAGCTCTAATGCACAAGTAGCTAAGTATCTTGATTATTTAGCTGAAAAAGTTCAATTCGTAGTTAATGAAAACAAAGCATTAAAAACTACATCAGAAAAATTAGTTAAGCACAATGACTATTTAGCTGAAAACTTAGAAAAAGCAATTAATTATTCTGAGTATTTAGCTGAGAATCTTGACAAGAACATTGATTATTCTGAGTATTTAGCTGAGAACTTAGATAAGAATATCTCTTATGCTGAGTATTTAGCGGAAAACGTAGATAAAAATATTTCATATTCTGAGTATTTAGCTGAGAATCTTGATAAGAACATTGCTTACTCTGAGTATATCGCAGAAAATTTAGATAAGAACATTGCTTACTCTGAGTATATCGCAGAAAATTTAGATAAGAACATTGCTTACTCTGAGTATATCGCAGAAAACGTTGATAATAACATCGCTTATTCTGAATACTTAGCTGAGCACGTTGAGGGTAACATTGCTTACTCTGAGTACATCGCAGAACATTTAGATGATAACATCGCTTATTCTGAGTATGTAGCTGAGAATCTTGACAAATCTATTAACTATCAAGGAATGATCGTTGAAAGATTAAATGGAGATAAATTATTTGAATCTGTTGAAGGATCTGAAAACTTCCCATCTTTAGAAGATGCTGGTTTCGAAGCTTTCGAGGATGAAGATGATGAATGTGAAACTGAATTATCTCAAGAGTTAGATAATGAAGAAGATTTTGATGGTGTTGATGAATCTGTTAATACAGATACAACAATCGTTGAAAACAAAGAAGAAGAAACAGAAGAAGAAGATGAAGAAGAAGAAGCTGCTGATAACCATATGGTAGACGGTAATAGTGATTCTGAATTATCTGAATCTATTGATAAATTAATTGAAGAAGCTAAAAAACGAAAAGTTTCTGAAACAGCAGATGTAAATTTCTTAAAATTTATGTCTAAATCACAAGTTGATAGCTTTTATGCACTTACTAATGACGAACAAGAGTCAGTTAAAGTCCATATAAACGAAAGAGACTACTTTACTCAAAAAGAAGTTTTATCATTAATTGCTGAAGCACTTTCAACTAAGAACGAATCTCTTGAAGAGAGAATCATCAGATTGATGCCTGATAACATTAAGCCAATCTGGGAACAATTAAACGACCCTTCTAAGAAGTCTATCTTGTCACAAGCTAGATTATATCCAGAAGACGTTTTAACAACTGAAGCTCAAGTTGAACATTTTTGGTCAACTAGAAAGCTTAAGACAAATGAGTCTGTAACAAAGAAACTTGTATCACACGAAAGCCTTATCCAAGAAGATAAACTTTCAGATAGTGATGTTCAAGCGATAATGGAAAGATTCAAAAATATTTAATGTCTGTAAAGAATCCACCTTGGTAAAAATCAAGATTTCAAAGGGTTATATATACATTAATTAAAAAAATAAAAAAGAAAAATTATGTCACACATTAGAATAGACAAACAAAAAGCAATGAAGAAATGGTCTCCAGTATTAGAGAACATGGGAGTTGCTGGCGAAGATAGACTTGATTGGATGTCTGAGTATGCTGAATTTCACTCTATAAATGAAAACGCTTATGCTAACGCATCTAACGTTTCAGGTATGGGAGGTGTTATAGCAGCACAACCATCATCATTAGCTGGTTCTACAATCGGAAACGCTTGGTCAGGAAATGGTGGTTCACTTGGTTCAGGTGATGTTGGTCAAAACCTTTTACCAGTAGCGATGAAAATTGCAGCTCAAACAATCGGTTTAGATTTAGTAGCAGTTAAACCTTCTCCGGGTCCAAAAATTGATTTATTATATATCGACTTTAGATATGATGATGCTCATTTAGGAAACGAAGATGAAAGACCACAAGTATTTAAGATAGCACCAAACGCTTTATTCACGAATATGGCAGCAGTTATCACTGGTCTTAGAGGTCAATTGACAACTAACACAATCGCTGAAACAGTTGGTGGTTTAACATCAAGAATGTGGAATAACATCGGAACTGGTGCAGCAGTAGTTGTAGAACCAGCTAACAAAGCGGGAGAAGTTGAATTTTTAGGATTCTCTAGAATTGACGGTTATCCAATGTTCAGAGCTTACAGACAATTTAATACATCACATACTGCTGTTGGTACTGCTAACAACACTTGGGGGTTTGATGCAACAAGAAACACGTTCACAGCAACGGCTTCTATGGCTTCTCAAATCACTAACTTAGGTGGTGTAGTATTGAGTGATGAGCCTACTATTGAATTAGTATCAGCTCTTGAAGATCACATTCCTGGTTTCTCTGCAAACTGGATGTCATCTGCAAATGGTGCTTCAGGTAACTATCCAATGGATAGAGATATGGACGATAAGAGATACTCTGGTATCATCGGACCAAAAATTAGTTCTAAAACAGTTGCCGTAGGTACTATTGAAGTATCTTCAGCTCTTAGAAGAACTGAAATTGAAGATATCAAAGCTAACACAGGTATGGATATCGTTCAAAAAATGGAATCAATTCTTGTTAATGAATTATCTCAAACAATCTCTAAGCAAATTGTTGCTAAGATATTTGAAATGGGTGATCTTAACAGATTGTCAGCTCCAGCTAGTACAGCAACAACTACAATTGTTAATCCAACGATTTTCGATTTAGATACGGCTTACGCATCTGCTGGTGTTGGTGTTGGTGGTGAAACTACTCACGCTGTTCAAAGAAAGCTTGTAACTAAGATAGCTCACGCTTCTAACTACATTGCTACAGAGGGTCGTGTTGGTCCAGCTCAATACCTTATTACAAATGGGGGATTAGCAGCAGCACTTTCTGACATCTCTGGTTATACACTTAACCCAGTTAAGTCTAAAATCAATGGACAAAGTCAATTATACCCAGTAGGTTCAATTGGAGATATTTCAATATATGTTGATCCATATATGAGATATAACGACAACAGAATCGTTCTTGGTAGAAAGAACAACCCAGACCAACCAGGTATTATTTTCGTACCTTACTTAATGGCACAGTCTATATCTGTAATCTCTGAAGCGACTTTCGCTCCTAGAATGTTACTAAGATCTAGATACGCTGTAACAGAAGTTGGTTGGTTCCCACAAAAGCAATTTATGACTATCAACGTATTAGATGCAGAGCAATTCTTAAACTAATAACTAACATAGTTAGCTTAAAATACCGAAAAAAGACCCTTAATGGGTCTTTTTTCTTTTTAAATAATTTATATATACACTATGATTAAAAACTATAATTTATACTTAGAGAGTAAGAAAGATAAATTTCCAAATATTAAGAAAATTGAAGCAAAAGGTTTCTTTATCTATATAGGTAGGGATGCTAAATCTAACGACCATTTAACATTTAATGTTGCTTATGATGAGGACATTTGGATGCACGCTAAGGGTGTTCCTGGTAGTCATGTTGTTATAAGAGTTAGTGAGAATTTACCAACTAATGAAATTATAAGATATGTTGCTGGATTAGCTAAGAAAAATAGCAAAGCTAGTAAGGAAGAGAATGTAACTGTTGTTTATTGCCAAAGAAGATTTGTTAAGAAGGAAAAAGGTATGAATGATGGTCAAGTTAGGGTTGATTATATCAACGCTTATGAAATTGTAGTTTGATATTTAATATATAGATTAATAAAATAAATTTTTATAATGGCGGGAGAAACTAAAAGAGTGCAGTTTTCAGATAGATTAAAAAAAATTCTTAAAGATTTAGAGGATAATAATAACTATTTAGCCTTTGAGCTACTTTGGATGGCTGATCCGACTGCAAAATATCATAATGGACTTGGTATAACCAATGTTGATTGTGGTACAGATAAATCATCAGACTTTAATTTTACTGTTGTTATTGATGGTAAGAAAAATACAATGAAAATTGGTAAATTTATTAGATATTATTTTTCTAATTTATTTGGGAATGATGAGATATCAAAATTTGTTCACACTTTTAATAGAGTTAAGAATGGTGCTAAGGCTGAACAAACAGGTAAGAAAGTTGAAATACCCGAATTTAGTTATAATCCAAAAGACCCTAGGTCTACATTCCTTTCACTTGTTACAAGAACATATCCTCATCCACATGAGGAAGAAGTTATGAAATTCTTACCGAAAGGATTAGATAAAGATGAATTTGGTAATTATTATAAAGTAATTGCTGGTGATGATACTACAATGTTTAGTTCTCACTTAGATACTGCTGATAGAAGTCCAGTACCTACTAATCTATTTACTAAAGAAGAGGATGGTGATGAGATAATCTATACTGATGGTAATACAATATTAGGAGCTGATGATAAGTCTGGTGTTACTGTTATGATGTATATGATGGCTCATAATATACCTGGTATTTATTACTTCTTTATTGGAGAGGAAAGAGGTGGTATTGGTTCTAATCAACTAGCTAGTGTTTATGATAAATTTGACTTCTTAAAGAATGTTAAGAAATGTATTTCTTTTGATAGAAGAAGAACAATTTCTGTTATAACACACCAAATGGGTGGTCGTTGTTGTTCTGATGCCTTTGGTACAGGACTTTGTAAAGAATATAATAAACAAGGACTTAATTTATCGTTAGATAATGGTGGTGTTTATACCGATTCTGCTTCATTTATGGATATTATACCAGAATGTACTAATTTATCAGTTGGTTATTTGAATGAACATACAGGAAGAGAAGAACAGAATATGACATTCTTAATACAATTATGTGAAACTTCTATTAATGTTGATTGGGCTGGTTTACCAGTTGCTAGAAAAGTGGGTTTGAACCTTGAGTTGGTTAAAAAACACAAATCTTTAATAGAAGTTATTAAAGATGGTGCATTTGCATTAGAGGTTAAGATGGTTGGGTATGATGATAAAATATTTATAAGAATAGATTTGGATGATACTAACATAGTAACTGTTTACGATACCTTAGGTATTATACAAAACTTACTTGATAAACATAAGGTGGATAGTATGGTAATGTTCGATGAAACATATATTAAAATAGAACTAAACTAAGATGAAGAATTTTAACGATTATAAAAAGTTTCTAGAGAAAGAAAATATAAGAGAAGATGAATATTCTCATCTTAATGATGATATTAATGGTAGATGGGATGATTCTAATTATGAAGATGATGGATATCAATATTTGAATAATGGTGGATCTAGAAGTGAGTCTTCTTTCAGAGATGATGAATATGAATATGAAGATGATGGTGATGAGCAAGATGATGTTCAACACTTATTATATCTATTAAGAACTATGTTTAAGAACAACGGTATTGATGTTGAGATAGAACATAAGAATATGGATATTATGATATATTGTATAATGGAGAAAAAGGAAAGATTGAGGGATGTTATGAATGTTTTATCTGTTGCTAATAAATTGAAAAAAGATATATTACCACAATATGATTGTGAGTTCGAAATGTGGGAAACTAAAAAAGGTAATCCTATGTTAACCTTTAACTTCTATTATAGAGAAGGATTGGGTGATGATGGAATACCATTTTAATCACTGTAAAAAATCCATTAAATAAAATTTACAACTTTTTTGTCTTTTTAGATATTATATATATCTTTGTAAGATAGTAATTACAAATACTTGGGGATGTCATAGAATAGATTCGCAGAGTAAGGGTGGTTATGCAGGTATCGGATTGTTAATTAACCGATTAATAAATTAAATAGCAAAATAGTAAACGGAAACGTAACAGAAGTAGCAAGCAAAGAAGATTTAGTATTTGCTCTACAAAACAACCTACTTAACGTAGGAGAGTTAGAAACAGCGTAAGCTGGGAGAAAACTCAAAAAAATTCTCCACCTGATTCACACAGTTGAAAAATGTGAGACCGTTGTTTGTTGATTTTTAGAAGTCTTTTCAAAAAAATTAACTATTTTGTAAGTTTAGAAAAACGTACTAAGCCTGTAAATGAATAATTATTGTTAACTGAGGAAGACACGATGGGCAGTACATCGTCATCTCCACAAGAGCCAACTGAGCTGTACGTAATCAGTTGGATTTTTTTTAACCTCACTTCCTACATGGGAGTGAGGTTTTTTGATAAAATTAAATTAAATAAAAATGAAAATGCCAATAGATAGAATATGTGAGTAAATAAAAAATAACTTACATATTATGAGCAAACACACAAACAAACACTGGTTAAGAGAAAAAGAATATATTTCTCTTGTTAGAGAAGAACACCACTTATATTCTACGCTTTGTAGATATAGATGGAGAATAACTCCTAATCAGAGATTAGCTGAGGTAGATGAGAAATTAAAACAAAAGTTTTTCAACGAAAGCCGTGGTAAGTATCGAACTGCGCCTAAATGGTATAGAAAGGTATTGAACCGTTCACAAAGAGCTAAATCAAAACAAACACTTTATAGAGAGTTGCAAGGTTATGATGTATCATACGAGGATAACTATAAAAATTGTGCCTGGTATTGGTAAACTAATTTATATTTTTAAATATAAATGATATGATTAACAAATTCGAAGGTCGGTACCGATTTCTGTCAAATTTCTACCCTTGTGTTATAGAACACCAAGGAATTTCATACCCATCAAATGAACATTATTATGTTGCTATGAAAGTGACTGATGAACAATTCATTAATGGTAGGTACTATACACCTGGTGATTTCAGGGAAATGATAGCGACTATTAAAAGTGCGGCTATTGTTAAGAAATTAGGTCAAAAAGTTAAAGTGCGTAAGGATTGGGATTCAAAGAAGATAGAATTTATGAATTGGGGTGTTAGAGAAAAATTTAACAAAAACTCAACTCTTAGAGAATTATTACTATCAACTGGTGAAGAAGATCTAATCGAGGGTAATTTTCATAAAGATACCTTTTGGGGTGTTTGTAATGGAAAGGGTAAGAACCATCTTGGTAAAATTCTAATGGATGTTAGAAGGGAATTGAGAGGTGAGAAGAGAGTTGGTTTGGAATCTATACTAAAATGATGTGGATATTTACTTAACTTCGGAGGGAAGTGATAATACCTTATATATAAGGTGTGAGAAAATTAAAATATTTAACAGAAGAAGAAGAGCTTGAAGTCTTTAATGAAAGAGAATCGGGTAATAAAAGAAAAGATATACTATCTAAGTGGGGTATATCAGAAAGACACTATAAAGATATTATACTTGAGAATGGTGGTGTTTTTAACAATCTAACACAAAAATATAATTTTAACGAAGACTACTTTGAGACAATTGATTCGGAAGATAAAGCCTACTTCTTAGGATTTATTATTGCTGATGGTACTATCAATTGTGATAATAACTCAATTCGTATAATACAAAAAGAGACTTATATATTATATGAATTTAAGAAATGTGTAGATTTTGAAGGACCAATTTTTACCAGAAAAGATGGTAAGATATCTTACATTACTATGTCCTCATCTAAAATGAAAAATGATTTAGATAAATTGGGAATATATTCAAATAAAACAATGTTTGTTAAATACCCAGATATACCAAGACATTTACAAAACCATTTCATTAGGGGTGTCTTTGATGGTGATGGGTGTATCTCGATGAGAAGGGATAAAAGAGATAATTCAGTTAGGGGTCAATTTAATATATGTTCGGGTAGTCACGACTTCATAAGGGACTATTATAATAAATTGGTTGGGTATGCTGGTCTGGGTGGTAAGAATAAAATAAGATGTCCAAAAGGAACTTATTACGTTTGTGATTGGGGTAGTATGAGTGATATCGAAAAAATATATGAGTTCTTGTATGAAGACTCTACGATATATTTGAATAGAAAAAGGGAAACTTTTGATGAGATTGTTTCTATAACTAAAAGTAAGAAAAAATATAGAAAATAATTTCTAAAAAATATAAAACCAATAAAAATATGTCTGTTATTAGCTATTTCGGAGGCAAGTCCTCAAAAGTATTTCATCAATTTATAAATACTAGAATACCAAAAGATGGTATCAAAACTTATTTAGAACCATTCTCAGGTGCAATGGGAACGTATATGGACGACCCGAATCTTAAATTCGATACAGTTATCTATAATGATAAGAACCGTCACCAGGTGAACTTATATAAGTGTTGTCAGAACCCAACAGAGATGTTGTTAGCAATAGATAATCTAAAAAATGGATTATTACACACCACAGAAACAGATCCAATAAAAAATTGGGATTTTTATAAAGCTATTTATAAAACATATCAGAAGAATGACTTCTTAGATGATATGAATTTTGAGATTGGTGATTATGAAAAAGCTGCTATGTATGCTTTCTTAATCACATCAGCACATAATTCAGTTTATCCAAGAGGTGCTGGGTTTAATGGGTATAAGAAGAATAATGGTAAACTTAAAATAGAAGCGCTAGTTAATAAATTAAAGAAGGGTACTTATACAGATAAGTTAGAATCTATTACAGAATTTTATAATATCGATTTTGAAGAGTTGATAAATAAATATGATTCAGTAGATACATTTCTTTATTTAGACCCACCTTACGCTCGATTTGACGAAGCTAAAGGTGTTGATGATGCTAGGAGACTATTCTGGTATGGTTGTGATGATGAGGGAGTATTTGGACCAGAATCTCATAGGAGATTATTAGAGTTACTTAAAAAGACTGATTGTAGATGGTCTTTATCTTATTATTACTTTCCTTTATTAGAAGAGTTATTACCAAGAGACCAATATATTTGGGTTGAGAAAGAAGTATTTAGAAGTTCTGCTCATGGTGGGAATAATTCAGATAATAAAAAGGTACAAGCTAAAGGTGTTGAGATGCTTATTATGAATTATGACCCAGAAACGGGAGAAAAAATTAATAATATGGATGTCGAATGTGAATTATGAGATAGTTGATGTTTTTGAGAGTATAAAGGATGATATTTTTATACCACAGTCTTATATATCTATCAATAATAACTTAAAGAATTTTAATAATTTTAAGATTAGTATTTCTGTTCCTTTGAATGGTAGTGATTTAGGGCTTGATGTTACTTCTGAGTTGGTTAAAACTTTGAGAAATGAAATGAATCAACATATTAGTAAGAAAATATTAAGTGGATTATTTTCTACACCTAAATTTGATTATATTGATATAAGTGATTGTGTAAATACACACACATCTGTTAATAGAATGATTGACTTTATAATATCTGATTATGATCATAAATTTATAATGACTAATTCACAATTATCTAGTTCTTTGTGTGATAGTGCCAAATTCCATTTTCAGAAGATAGTTAGTGGTTTTTCAGTTGGTTCCGGGGCGTTTCCTCATCAAATAGGGTGTATATCTAGACATGATATCTATTGTGATCCATTCATGAAATTTGACGATAATAGAATTTGTTTATTTGATAGTTGTGAGATAAATATAGAAAATCTTAATCACTCGATAATTGCCGCTAATACTTTTGCTCCTAAGATGGTCGTAAGTTATGATTTAGCTTATAGTTTGGGTGATTCCAAGGTTCTATTTGTATTAGATGGTGATGAATCATCTACATCTTATAAACAATACAAACAATTACAACGTGATATAAAAATAGATTCTTTATTAGATGGTAAAGAAGAAAATACCCTGTAAAACAAAACACTACCCAATGGTGGTTAGTGGTTCTGATGGTGATGGATTCACTTTAAATGATGAGGGTTATATGTTTGTTGATAAATTAGTCTTAATTGATAGTAAAGACGGTACA